CGTTGGCCCAGGCTCCAAATGATTTGCGGCCCGTCGGGGACAACAACCCGCGAGCCCAAGTCACACGAAGTCCGCGGCCAGCAGTTCAACCAAAGGAGAGGAAACATCGCCAGGACTGACATCCAACACAACGTCTTCAAAAAGAGTGATGAATTCGCTGAGGGTGCAGCCATAACGATGCCAAACAAATTCTAAGAGGTCATCCTCCTTGATCAACATCTCATCCGTCACGATGAGTTTCTCCTTCACATTTTTGAGCGTGAGCCCGGCATCTTTGGCATTGTGAGACATTGCGCTCTCAACAAACCGGGCTGCATGCTTCTGCTCCATTACGCGGGGCAGGTGATAGAGAAATCGATCAAGGAAAATATCCCTCAAAGAAGGGCAGAATCGAAACTCGTACGCATAGCCTATTGACTTGGCAGCGAAGTAGGCGTCATCTGTCACGGCGTCGTTGCGGTTGGCACGTGTGTTAAACCTGCCAATCGCCTTGCCGGGCAAAGGCATCACCGAGTGAGTACCTTTGTCCGTGGGAACGAACACCTTGGAGAGGAACGAGCAATCCAACAAAAGCGAGTGTCGTGAAACCTTCGCCTCCATTCTTGCGTCGTCCGCCATCTTCGCATACCTTTTGGCGGCCATGCGTTTCAAATTAGTACAGCGCAAAACAATGTCGTCACCAAGGATTATGGCCCTGGATGCCGAACATTTTTCGCGCAAAACGAAGGAACGTGCGATGCACATGTTCCAGAAGCAGTTTCTGAAAGTCGTGTCGGTGCATCCTGTTGGCAGTTGGAAATCCAACTTGGCTTGAAAGCCATGCTTTGGATTCCTAACCATGTAGCTGTTATTGCGTTGCTCCAAGCGAATGAACCACTCAGGGCAACCCAGCCGACGCATCAACATGATCTCTAGGCGTTTGACGTCTTGACACTGTTTCTTGTCATTCGCCGAGAAATCCGACTCCAGAAAATCACCACTCCCGGATTCAATGAAAGGCACATATTGTTCGGGTGTGCGCCCATAGGACAATTTGACCTTGAATTGGCCACTTTTGGCTGACATTGCCTCGCAACAGGCATCAAGCCTGTGCATTAGTTCCCAATACATAGGGCCTGATATGACGTTGTACAGGTCAGTACCCTTGTATATGATGCGAGGCGCCCAGTTGGGC